AACACACATGGGATCAGTAAGAGCAACTGAAAAAACAATCAATTCTGGCATTGCTTTGCAAACTGAGTTTCAATTATTAAATTCAAGACTTTCAGAAAAGGCAGATTTATTAGAAAATACAGAAGAACAAATATGGTCATTGTTTGCATTATGGCAAAATAAAGTATTTGAAGGCGATATTGATTATCCAGATACATTTGATTTAAGAGATTATGCAAGCGATTTACAATTTTTGCAAATGGCAAAAGCAAGTGGTGTAAAATCAGAAACTTTTACAAAAGAAATTGACAAACAAATAGCAAAGGCAGTAGTAGATGATGATGAAGCAATTAATTCAATTAATAATGAGATTGATAGCTCTTCCAGTACGATTGGGCAATTCAATACTAATATTCCTGAAACTGAAGAAGAAGAATAATGGCAAAAAAGAAAAAAAAGAAAAAAAGAAAAGTACCAAAAGACAAGGACTCAGGGCTACCAAAAAAGTATCTATCAGGACTAAAAGGAAGCAAAAGATCAAGAAGGGCTAGTTTGATTAAAAGAGTTTCAAATTTGTATAAATCTGGTGCATTTATTCCAAGATCATTATTAAGAGCAAGAACTAAAGCATAATGGCTGTTCGTAGAAGACCTTTATCAGCACAAGTCAAAGCATCTTTGCGTAAGAAAGCAAAAGCTTCAAAAAGATATACATACGGAACATTGGCAAAAGTTTATCGTAGAGGGCAAGGTGCATTTTTAAGTTCTGGCTCTAGACCAAAAATACCTATGGCTGCGTGGAGTATGGCACGCGTTAACAGTTTTTTAAGGGGATCAAGAAAACACGATTTAGATTTACGCAAAAAACGTAGAAAAAAATAATGGCTGAATATAAAGGCAGAAAAGTTAAATTAAATAAGCCATTTCGTACATCAGGGGAAAGACGAAAGTTTGGTGTATATGTAAAAAGCAAAAAAACAGGCAATGTTAAATTAGTTCGTTTCGGCGATCCCTCAATGAAGATAAAAAAAAACAATCCTGCCAGACAGAGATCATTTCTTGCACGACATGGTGCAACATTGAAACGAATGAGAGCAAAGGGTAGACAAGTTACATTACAACCTGTTTATTGGGCAATACAATCATGGAAAAAAGGTTTTAATGTATAATGTCTCGTCAAGAATTTGTAGAAAAATTAGCTGATAAGCACGAAGCACAAATTAAAAGAACATTAGAAGATTTAGAAATTCGTATTATTTCTGAAATAGCAAACAGAAAAGGTGATAGTGAACTTTTAAATACAAAAATTTCTATTGCACTTCGTAATGATATTCGCAGATTTATTGATGAAACATACAGAACAACAGCAGATGGTTTTGTAAGAGAATACGATAATATTGTTAGAGAATTTTTAAAAGATTTTGGCACATTGAGTATACCAGCTAAATTTAAAACACTTACACAAATTGATAGAGATACAATTACACAACTTAAATTTCAACAGTTTGCAGGTTTTGATGATTTGGCAAACAGATACCTTAATGAAATATCTGCCAATGTTTATCAAAATGCTATTGCTGGCAAACCTTTCAATGAAATGGTCAAAGATATTAGAGGGATCATTACAGGTGAAGTTGATAGAAGAGGTCGGCCAATGTCAACATACGCAAGTCAATTAGCACATGACTCTGTTATGCAATTTGATGGACAATTTACTGTGTTCAAAGCAAAAGAGGCAGGACTCAAAAAGTTCAAATATACAGGCACATTGGTTAGAGACTCACGAGATCATTGCAAAAAGCATTTAAATAAAACATATACAGAGGCAAGAATACGAGAAATCTGGGCTGGTCAATGGACAGGCAAATCTGAAGGTGATCCGTTTACTGTTAGAGGTGGGTACCGTTGCAGACATACTTGGTTGCCTGTTGCAGATGATTTTTAATTAATATATAATATTTTTTTTAAAAGGAGCTACAATGGCAGATGAAAATAAAACTGAACAACCTCAAGAAGAAGTTGTAGAAAAAAAAGAAGAAACAAAAGAAGTTAAAGAAGAAACGCAAAAAAAATATGCATTTACTCAAGAAGATTTAGACAGAATATTAAATAATAAAATTGGTCAAGTAACACACTCACTTGAAAAAAAGTATGGTATGAAACCAGAAGAGGCAATAAAATTAAAACAAGAACAAGATAAATTAAAAATTGAAGAACAAAAGAAAAAAGGTGAATTTGAACAGATCTTAAAAGATCAAGCAGATAAATCAAATATTGAAATACAAAAATTAAAAAGTGAAATTGAAAAAATTAAAGTTGATGGAAGTTTACTAGAGGCTTCATCAAAACATAAAGCAATCAATCCAAAACAAGTTGCAGATCTACTGAAACCAAATATTAAATTAAATGATGACGGAAGAGTAGAAGTACTTGATGAAAATAAAAACACTCGCTATAATGGTAAAGGTGAACCAGTTTCTATTGACGAAGCTGTTTCCGAATTTTTGACGCAGAATCCTCACTTTCAAAGCGCAACTCCTTCGGGTAGTGGAAGTGTGGCTAATGTGGGTAAGGTTGACCCAAAACCGTTTGATATTGGGGCACTTGACATGGCAAAGCCTGAAGATAGAGCAAAATTTGCTGCTTATCGTAAGGACAGAAGAAGTAAGCCAACTGTCATTGATTTAACCAAAAGCTAATAGGAGATTATTATGGCTAACGAAACGACCTCGAGTACAGTATCCGAGCTATTTACGGAAATTGTACAAGAAGCATTATTTGTTGCTCAAGAGCAATCAATCATGCGTGGGTTGGTACGTAACTATACAATCGCTGGTGGTGGAAAATCTGTAGAAGTGCCGATTTATTCATCAGTAAGTGCAGCGGCTGTAAATGAAGCGACTGACCTTTCAAACACTGCAATTAATCCAACTTCGGTAACTATTACCGCGTCAGAAGTAGGCTTAATGACTACATTAACGGACTTGGCAAGAAATTCTGCGCCAAGAGATGTTGCTGCAGACATTGGCAGACTTTTTGGAGAAGCAATTGCAAAAAAAATAGACACAGATTTAACTGCCTTATTTGATGGCTTTTCAACAAGTATTGGTGGTGCAGGAACTGAATTGACTATTGATAATATTTTCAAGGCTGTGGCTACATTAAGACAAGCTAATGTACCAGGTCCTTATTATGGTGTATTCAATCCGAAAGTAATTTACAATGTGAAAAAATCACTAACAAATACTTTCGTAAATCCTAATGCAGGTGATTTACAAAATGAAGCTATGAGAACTGGCTTTATTGGTCAAATCGCAGGTGTACAAATATTTGAGTCTTCAAATGTAGACGGAACAACAGATACTGATAACTGTAAAAGCGGTATTTTCTCACAAGATGCTTTAGCTCTAGCTATGATGCAAGACCTAAAGATTGAAAGCCAAAGAGATGCTTCTCTTCGTGCAGATGAAATCGTTGCAACAGCAGTATATGGTGTTGGCGAATTACATGATTCGTATGGCATAGAAATGCTAAATGAGTCAGTAATTAACTAAATTAATTAGGGGTGGTATTCCGCCCCTTTTTAAATTAAAAGAGTATTTATGACTGAGACAGTAAAATTAAAAAGAGGTGATAAAGTTATCACTAGAAGCAAAGAAGATTACAACATAAATAAAACTGTATGGATAAACAGAGGTTTTGAGATAATGGAAGCATATACTCCCGATATACCAAAAAAGAAAAAACCAAAAAAGAAAAGTAAAAAATAATGGCAACAAGTGTTTTTAGTGTAGCATTAAGCCATGTACAAGAATATCAACCAGATATTGCAAGTTTTGGTATTACAAATTTTGATACACAATTACAACACGCAGAAGATGATGTTATAAGGCAAGTTCGTGAAGAATGGTGGGAAAGATACAGACACACTGTTAGATATAAAGATATAACAAAAGTAACTTCATTAGAATTGGTTTCAAGTAAATTAACAGGTGCACAATTTAGACGTGCAGTTTGTTATAAAGCATTAGGTGAATATATTTTCCCTCAACTTTCTAAATTTAGAGACCCAAACACAGGCGAGGGTAAAGATAGTTTTCAAGTACAAATGGATTATTATACAAAAAAATATGCAGAGGAGTTTCAAGCTGTTCTTCGTGACGGTGTTGAATACGACGAAGACTCTAGCGGTACTGTAACAGCAAGTGAAAAGGAGCCG